TAGCTTCGTAGCCAATAGCTACGTTGTAAAGGCCAGTGGTGTTAGACGATAATGGCGAAAAGCCTAAAGCTGAGTTGCTGTGTCCCGTTGTGTTAAGCACGAGCGCGTTGTAGCCAATGCCAACATTGTGCGTACCCGTAGTGTTGTTATACATGGCTTGAAAACCAACGGTTACGTTGTAGCTCGCACTACTTTGGGCAGAATGAAATGCAGTCTCACCCAATACCGTGTTTCTAGTGCCAACAGGATAACTTCCTTCCAGCTTAATAGTGCCATCTACGTCTAGGGTTGCCGATGGATCAGGATTACCAATACCTACGTTGCCAGAGCTATTAATCGTCATGCGGGTTGCGCCAGCAGTACCAATAAGCATCTCATCGGTTCCGCTGTTGTTATGGTTGTATTGGAAGAATCCCCTGTACTGCTCGTTACCTGTTGTGCCGTCAGCAAAGTACAAAGCACCGTAACCGCCAGATGTAGAATCACTAACTATTGTGATGCCTCCAGCAGGTCCGGTGTCCACAACAAGCTCTGAGGCATTGCTGTATGATGACGGGCTCGTAGCACCAATACCCACGTTTTCTGCCGCGTCAATCGTAATCGCAGTACTTGTGGCGTTATCGTCAATGCCTGTAGAGGTAAGGTTGCCGACCGTAACTGCGTTAGTCGTAGTTGCACCGTTATCAGTAATCGCATCAAGATTTACAGCAGAAGTAAGCTTGTCTGGAGAAACCGTGTTGTCGCTTGGCTCTCCTATATCAAGCGTCTTTGCCATGTCTACGATGTAGTCAATGCTGTCGCTTGAGGTTAGCGCAGACGAAAAGGTTATCGTACTGCCACTAACCGTAAACGCAGAAGTAGGCTCTTGAGTCACGCCGTTCAACGACACAATCAAGGCGTTAGCGTTGGCGGGAGAGTAGGCAACCCCGCCAACAGCCAAGCTGTAACTTGCCGTTGCCGACGCGGTAATAGAGTCGAGCTTAACTACATCAGTGCCAGTTAGGGCTTGCTCAAGAAGGCCAGCAGTGAGCCTAAGCTCTACTTTGTCGCCAGAACTAAACGCCCTCGCAGTAGTGCCTTCCTGACCTCTTGCGACAGTCAAAGCGTTGCCACTGATAGCTGTGACTTTCACTATCTCAAAGATCGTGTTGTCACTGATATCAACCAAAGTCGCTAATGAGTAGTCACCTGTGTACAGCGTAGGCCAAGCAGAAGCATCACTGACAGAAATGCCTGTGGCCGACGACGTAATGTTTGACGACAATAGCGTTTTGGCGTTGTTGCTAAACTTAACCGCCATAATTCAGCCCTGTGTAAATTACTTGATTAGGAAACGGTGACGGTCCAGCTTATGGTCATGCTGTCCGCTGTACCTTTATTCACAACATCAAATACCGTTCTGCACAGCATGGTTCCAGAACTAGAAGCATTAAGCAGACCGGCTTCAGTAATAGCCGCCGCTGATGAGGGTGTATTCGCGGGGAAAGTCGCAACGTAAGAAATTGTGTTGGAACTTACCGTCGTGCTGGTCAACGCAACGCGGGCTGACTCACTACCAAGAGCGCTGTCGCCAGCCGCCGCCGCAGTGCTACCAGTTCCGATTGCCATGTGGGACATCGCCCCATCGGTCGTGTCTTTCATGCGACTCGCGACAAATTCTTTTCCATCAGTAACAACAAGGTTATCTACTTCCTTGACAATCTCATTGTTGATTGCAATTGAAAGCTTACCTGTAAGCTTCAGCTTTTCTTTCAACATGGGTATTTCTCCTACTCGTTAAAGGCGAACGTATTGAACACGTTCTCGTTAATTACGCTTTCGCCTCTACCAGCGATAAACGTGATTGAGACGGCATCTCCCACAGTGAAGCTGTCGTCTTTATTCAACCCTGAACTGTTGGTCAGGGAATCCGATGCGCCAAAGGATTCCTGCAATGCTCTGTTGAGCGCTATAGCATGAGCCTCCTGCATGGCGAGAGTGTCTGAAACGGCTTTGGAAGCCGCGTAAGCGAGGCTTTCTGAAAGAGTCGCCACATTTTCTTTGTCGAGAACTGCCTGCTTTGCAAGGTCACCTATCTGAGCCAAGTCGTCCAAAACAAATGTGTCAGAGAATGTTCTGCTGAACTGAACAACGCGAGACAAAGACTCTGACACCGTCAGGGTTTCAGACAGGCCTTTGCCGTAGTCAGGCTCGTAAACCTCAGAAACGGAGATGCTCTCGTTTTGAGGTATAGATACTTCTATTGCAGGAGAATCTTGAACTAATGCTGAATCAGAAAAGCTGGTAGAAAAGGCATAAGACAGCGCTTCTGTAGCAGAGACGGAATCAATAAGACCCTTGCTGAAGTCTGTATCAAGATTTTCGCTAACCGATACCGAATCGTCTTTCGACTTTGTAAACGACAAAGTTTGGGCGTCAGAGGTGGAGACCTGATCAGACTCTGGCATGTCAAACGAGAACGAGGAAATCTCTGTGACCGTCGCTGTTTCAGAAAACGATCTTTGAAAGTCCATTTCCCTAGAGAGGCTTTCAGATACGGAAAAACTGTCTGACGCGGGCTTTTCAAAAGATACTGCATGAACCTCTGTTAGCTCGTAAGAGTCTTGAAGAGACTTGCTAAAGACAAGCGCCAAACTCTCCAGCATCGCTACAGCATCATCTCTAAAGTATCTGTTCAGAGATGTTGGATCCAGCGCCACGTCTACGAGCTTGGTGTTCTCATACTCAACGGAAAAACGGAGCTTCACTACATCAGTAGAGATACTTGCCCGAGGTAGCTGGTATGAGAGAGATAACTTAATCATCAGTCAAAGTCGTCTCGGACCTTTAGCTTAATCAGGTCATTGACGGTTTGTATGCCGCCGGTAGAATCTGTTATCTCGACTTCGCTCTCAAAGACTCCTGCCGTATCTAGCGTTCCCGTTGGGAAGTCAGTGGTTACCTTGCCGTTTGTAGGCTCCGTAACTGTACAAGTAAGAGTGGCCTTGACCGTGGTCTCGCCTAGCTGGCGAATACGCAGGCGCACAGTCGCTCCGGTAAGGTTGATCGGTCGCCATGTGTCACTGTCCGCCTCATCCAAGGTGCTCCCAACAGCCGCCTTGTTGCTGTCCTTCAGCGTGATTGTTAGCTCGGGAAGCGTGTCCCCAACAACCAGATTGATAGTCTCTGAATACGCCATTAAATAAACGCCCTCGATTTGACCGTTAAGGATCCGCCGCCATATCCATATCTAACTTCCCGCACAACTTGCGCCGATCTCTGATCGCACAAGCTTTTGTTTGACTGTGCCGCACCCATGTTTGACCAAGGCTGATCCGACATCATTTGCAGTCGATAAATTGCGCCGTGAACAATAGGCTCTCGGTATTGCAGTCCAATTGTGTCTGGGATAGTCGTAGAGGCAGGGGTCGGCTTGACCGAATACAGAACCTTTAAAGATTCTTTTTCGCTGGGGACTGGAGCCACATAAAAAACTGTGTTGTCTCTTTGAGCGTAGTACCTTGGCTTAGCTCTCTGGGTGCCGTCGCCTTGAACCTCAAGCACTCGCGAGTACGAAACCGGACGCAACGTCTCTCTGTTCCGATAAATATCGATAATGTGGTTTAGCTCTGTTCCACTTGGGATCGTGAGGTCATACTCATCAATCCCAGCAATGATCTGGACAATCTCAGGCTCAAGACGATAGGCATCTGTCTTTACGCAAAACTCAATAGCTGACTCTCGAAGCGCCCGCTCTATGACAAAGTCAGGCGCACCGTGAGCTTCTGTTCTGACGTACTCTGCGATATCCAGATACTTCACTATTACATCCTCTGCGCATTACGATCAGGGTTGTTGGGCATCGGATCAATCGCGGCATCTGCTCGGGACTTGATTCCCAGAGCATTGGCGAAAGACTGGTAATGCATCATTGAGCGCTCAGCGTTACCTGCGTACTCGCTGTCCTTCTGGTAAGCGCGGTACAACATGTAATCCAGAATTGCATTGGCGTAGATATCGTCCAGCGTAATGGTGACCGTAGACGTGTAAGAGATGTCAGACGGCGCAGTGCTGTAGATAATTTCGATATCCATGCTCGAAGTGGCATTTGGATAAACGTAAAAATTTTTGGGGTCAGCCGGATCGTAAACAAAGTGCTCGACCTTCTTAGTCGCGTCTGCCGCAGTGTTGTGCCAGTTAGGTAGAGTTTCGTCTAGGATCTTGCGATCAATTTGAGTGATTGCTCGGCCAGCGTCGTTGCGAACGACATCAATCAAACGAAGGCCAGTGGATGGAATTGACTGCTTGCTACCAGCAACGCACGTCATGCTTCCGTTTAGCGTCTTTGCATCCGGTCTGTGTAGGACGATCTCTCTTTGAGCGTCGTTAAGAAACGTCA